GGTTCTATCTTAAATTTATTTTTCATTGCTGTTAGCGCACTTTGGCTTTCAGCTACCTGTTGTCCTGTCCCGCAAGCCTGAAGTGCCACATTATAAAAACTGCTTGGAACCATAATCAAAAATTGATTCGCGTCTGTATTCATCGGCTGCCCTTGATTGTCAACAAAAGAGACAATCTGTTGAATACCCCTTGAAATGGCAAACTGAAACTCAGGAACAGATGGCTTTGTGGTCGTGCCGCCCGTATTTACAGGCTCAGAAGAAATGTCAACCTCAATGTCATTTGATTGCGTTCCAGAATCACCTTCTGCGTGATCGGTATCAAAAAAATACTGGCCATCGTAACACTCAGTAGATTCTCCCGCTAAAATCAAAGTGCTTAAAAGATCCGCCCAATGCCCATTTGTTCTTTTTGCAAGGTTTGCAATTTGGATCATTACTTGGTTTGTTTTGTCTCTTCGCAGGCTTTTAACAAGGACTTCAAGGGTTGCCTCAAAATGCTTGTTTTTGATGGTCAGGCCATTCTCTTGGAAACCCTTAGCACTTCGACCACCAACCCACTCTTGCAGCATTGGCGCATTGCCCAACCAAGCGTACTCTTCTGAAGACTGGTCACTTTTAAAATAGTTTGAAACAGCATCAACCCATGCTGCCCCTGTGTATTGTTTCAGCGCCTGGTAAAACGTACCGATCACCTGGCGCTCTGTAATTCTGTCAATTCCCATTTTCTATTTCCCCCTTATGCCTCTTTAGCCCATGTTCCGACTTTATGTGTTACAATCCATCCCGTTGCGTCGCCATATTCGATATCCACAAAGTCACCCCGACTTGCAGTGGCCTTTGTGTTGATCAGATCCTTGTTATCAACGGCCGCCAAATCCGGGCCTGCAATGCCGTCACTGGCATTGGGGCTTATTGTCACGGCAACGGTGCCATACGCGCCGCCATTGACCAACGGTGCCATACGCGCCGCCATTGACGACCCGAAACGATGCGCCGGCCACCGCAGGCAGCGTAATGGTCTTGGCATCTGCCGTCACAAAGAAGACCTTGCCGGTATCCTGAGCATCCAACGTCTTGTTGTCGGCAATGGTTTCTGCGGTGAGCCCTTCATGGGGATCCACGAACTTATCCACATCAAACTCAACGATCATGTAACCGGATGAGACAAAACGACGGGCAAATCCCACAAAAACCCCGGATGTTTTGAGAAAAGAGAAGGTGTTGTCATCGGATGCGTAAACCGGAAGACCCACATCGGTAATCACCGCGCCGGAGACCGCCAGTTGAACCGATCCTTTTCGAATCACCCGGACATTGATATCGGCGGCCGATCCGCTTGCATTGTCCGCCTTTTTTTCGGCAAACCCCACAAAGATGTCGGTGGATGTCAGCGGTTGGGCGTGTCCGGAGGATTTCACCAGGCCAACGGCAGCGCCTTCGTAGATAATTTCAGCGGCGATAACGGGAAATTCATTATCAAATCCCGGTGTTGACTGAAATTCTCCGCTGTCACCGTTTTTGTCTGCGTCGAATGCGTCGGGTCCGATGCCGGTGTGCTCACCGGTGCGATGGCATCCGCATTCAAGTTTTCTTTCACGTTTTCCCGGATCTGTCGTTCTGCCGCCAGAACCTGTACCGCGGCTTCGGGTCCGGTGGTTTTGCCGTCAAAGGCAAGTGTCTGAATCAGGCTTTCATGGCCGGCCATGGATTGCGCCATCACCGACTGAATCCGCCCCCGCTCAATCTCGGCGCCCTGTTTCAACCCTTCCTTCAAGGCTTCTCTTTTGGCTTCCTCTGCCGCTGCCGTTTGAATCTGTGACAGCAGATCAGGGGCTTTTTCCTTTAACGCTTCCAGTGTAAATTCCATAAATCTTTCCCCTTTATGGTTGTTGGTTTCAGCCCCTGACGGCGCTGGTTCTTTATGATCGTTTTCATCTTGTTTAAAATTCGGGACGTCTTTCTCTTTAAACCTGGAAAATGTGTGAATCCCTGTATTCCCGTCGGCTCCCACCGGGACGAATGACGTTTCAAACACCTCGGATTCCAGCCACACTTCAGCAGGGCCGTGTACTTCAACGCCGTTCACCATCATGGACGCACCTGCTTCCAGTCCGGTCACCTTTTTGGCCTGGACGCCAATGGATGCCTGCCAGGGGAATCCCTCTGCCGCCAGATCCTTGGCCCTTTTTGACTCTTCGGTGACAGCGGAAAATCTCCCCTCAACCCAAAGCGATTTATCTTTTCGGGTGTTGCTGGAAAAACCGACGATCTTGTCTGGGTCATGGTTGAGAAAAATGGGGATTTGCTGACGGGCAAAGATGCCCGAGACATCAATGGCCAGTTTCCCCCACCATCGATCCACCACGGCTCCCGTGTAGGCTTCAATTAAAAATCCCGTGGCCTGGTCCGCCTGCTGCGGTTTTAAAATTTCAACCGGAGCGATAACGGAAAGCGCGGTACAGCTGGCATCTTTGACATCAATCTGTTTTTGATGATCACTCATTGTTTTGCTTTTCCTGTTCTTTATTTTCATCCTCGGAATTGCCATCAGATTCGTTTTCTTCCTCATCCACGTCGTAATCCTCTTCGTACATCAACCGCCATTTTTCGATTTCATCCATGACAAGCCCGTCACTTACCCGTTTCCCCCGCTCTTTCACCTGTTGCCGGTGGACCCGCTCCCAGTCCCGTCCGGAGAGATGGGCGATCTCATCCGAGAGGCATGAAAGCCCGCCATCGATGCGGGCCTGTGCGGCCTTCACTTCCTTGAGCTCATCGATCTGGCCCTTGGACGGCCCAATCCAGTCCGCTCCCAGATAAGCGGCCTTCAACGCCGGATCGGTCAAAAACCCCGGCGCCGCAATGCGACCCGACGCCACGGCTTCGGTCATCCACACCTCATAAACCACGCGCAAAAAATTGTCCGTCAGCCAGCGCCGCTCGGACATGACATATTTCCACAGCTCCAAAAGGGCTGCCCTTGCCGCGGAATAGGATTTGGTAAAATGCTTGATCAGGATTTCAAACGGAATTTCAAGAGAGACACCGATCTGGCGGAGAATGGACTGAACAAAAGGATCGAATGCGGTGTTGGGTCTTCCGGGATTGGCGTCGCGAACCTTTTCGCCGGCGGCCAGCTCTACAACGGTGCCATTTCCAAGCTTCACGTCGTCCCCGGCGGTGGACGATATCTGGGATCCATCCTCATCGTAGGCGTATCCAAATCCTCCGGAATCGCCGGACTCGGACTCAATGAAAACCGTAAACATGCCGGAGACCACAGCGGCAGTCAACTCGGCATTGGTGTATCTGGATAGCTGCTTTAAAGGCTCGATGACCGGCGCCAGATCGGGCACACCCCGGGATTGACCCGGGCGGGTCGGATTGAAGAGGTGTATAACGTTGGGCAGCCCTGTTTTTTCCCCGTATGCCGGGCGGGCTTCCCACTCCCGAGACCCCAAAAACGACCCGGGATGATGCTTTAAGATGTGATATCGAACGGGTGCGCCAAAGGCGTCGCGCTCCACACCGCCGGCCATGGATTCGGAGTCGGCCACATCCCCGGCATTGCAGAGCCGGTCCGCCTCCACCATCTGTAATTTCAAATCATAGGGGGTGCGCTTTCGCCGGACGCGGGGCAGCAACACCAGCACATCGCCATTCTCTTTCACCTGACGATAGATCATCCGAGTCATGTCCGCGCCGCAAAGGGTCCGGCAGACATCCAGCTCTTTGGTTTCCCAAAAGAGGCGCCATTCCCGTTCGGTCCCGGCTTCCCAGATATCGGCCTGTGCGTCGGTCATGCCAAGGGCGTCCCGATCGATCCGAGATTGCAGCCGAATACCGGTCCCCACCACGTTCGTGACTTTGGTATTGATGGCCCCGTTGGCCAGGGGATTGTTTCGAATCAGATCCCGGGATCGCTCCCGGAGCGTGGGAAGGTCTGTGAGGATGTCACTGTCGGCATCGTTTCCAAGGGGGTTCCACTCCTTGAGGGATCGCCTTGTTTTCGATGCGCCGTCATATCCGGCCAGATAGTCAAGGGCCATCCGGGAGCGAATCCGCCGGACCGCCGCTTCCGGAGAAAAGATGCCGATGACCCTGTCGATAATGTTTTTGGGGGTGTGGGATGGGGAGGGTTGGCTCTGCTTAAGAGATTTTGACGGTTTGGAGGATGGGCGACGTCTCATGAGAGGGTAATCCTCCTGAGACGCATTCCGCCGCCGGATGCCTGTCGGGTCAACTGCTTGACGCGCCGATCCCATTTTTCGATCTTTTGATCGATAATATCGGCATCGGCACGGGTCAGGGATCGACCCCCGATGGAGTATGCTTGTCCGTTTGCGATGGCGTCATCTGCCGCCATCCATAAATCAAGTTTCGCCTGGGCTTGTTCCAGGGTAATTCCGGCCATAAAATCCTCCCATTAAAATCATGGAATGGATTCTACACCCGGTTTTTTACAAAACATTCATTTCGCGTGGTTTTGATGCCTTATTTGGGGGTTATTGATGCCTTGTTTGGGGGTTATTTTCCTTGACACCGGTTTTCCGGACAAAAAAAGGGCAGCCACAAGGGCCGCCCCTACATAATCCACACCCCGGCCTCTGAATAAAAACCGAAACGGATAAA